CCCTCCTGCCATTATCGAAGAGTGGGAGCCTACTACAAGGGCTAACATCAGCCATAAGAAGTGGCTACAAGAATACGAGTGTGAGTTCCTTGGAACTGGTGATACATTTATCGAAGGTCAGATACTGCAAGCACTAACAGAGAATATTAATGATAACTTCTATCGTAAATACAATAACCGAATGTATGTTTGGAAAGATCCAGATCCTAACTCGACATATTTCATGGCGGTCGATGTTGCATTGGGTAGGGGTCGTGATTATTCTGCTTTTCAAATTATTGATCTTTATTCAGGTGAGCAAGTGGCTGAGTTCTACTCAAACACCACCCCTATAAATGAGTTTGCTAAGATCTGCTTCGATGAGGGCAACTATTATAATTTATGTCCCGTTCTGGTCGAGCGTAATACAATTGGTAACAACTTACTCGACTATCTTTTCGACCAGTTGGAGTACGAGAATGTTTGGTTTGATGAGAGAAACAACATGGGTCTACAAATCACAGCAAAGAATAGGGATAACATTCTTGTGGAAATGGAAGAGGCTATACGCATGAGTGAAGTTAAAATAACTCCAAGAGAACTGTTATGGAGTTAAACACCTTCATTATCAGCGATAATGGCAAGGTCAAGGCAGATACTGGACAAAATGATGACCTTGTTATGAGTTTAGCACTATCTATTTATGGTGGTAGACGGCATATCGACAGGAACCCTGAAATAGTTAAATTTAACCCTGCTAAGGAACGCAAGCCACCCATGCCATTAAAATCTCATAAGATACTGACATCCACAGGCCATACTCAAGAGGATATCACATGGGTAATCAAATAAACGAAAACTCCGGTCCAGGAAAAACCACATGGACACCTTTAGGTGACGGTAGCGTACAGACCATGTATTCAAGTGGATACATGTCTAAAGTATTTGCAAAGTTCTTCGCCACTCAAGCACAGGAGAAGATGCTTGCTACTGGAGATCCTAGAAGAGTAGAAGGTGATCTCTTTGTAAATCCAAGTGGTAAGTTAGATACCATCGCTCAACCTCTTTGGAGTTACACCAGAGGTCTTCCTTTCATGCCTGAGTCTGAACTCAACAGAAAGAGAAGATACGACGAATACGAGAAGATGGACGATTACCCTGAGATCACTGCTGCGTTGGATATTTACGCAGATGACTCAACTCAAAAAGATCTAAGGAATAAAAGATGGCTGGTTAGATCAGATAGCATTGATGCTATTGAGGAAGTTGAAAGATTATTTGAAAGGATTCATCTTGACAGATACTACTGGGATCTTGTTCGTGGTACATGCAAGTTTGGAGATACTTTTGTTGAGGTTGTTGCTAATGAAGCACGAATGGGAGATGGTATTAGAAGAATCAAGATACTGAATCCTTACTACATCATGCGTATAGAGGACAAGTTCGGATATCTTAAAACCTTCATTCAGCAGATTCCAAAAAGTGATAGCAACTCTGGTGACTGGCACACACAGCAGTCTAGTTACATGGAATTAGACAAGAATCAGATAGTACATTTCCGTCTCCACACATCTGATCCTAAGTATTATCCTTACGGTAAGTCCATAATGGCTGGTGCCATCAGAGTTTATCGCTCTCTAAAACTTATGGAAGACGCGATGTTAGTCTATAGATTGTCTCGCGCTCCTGAAAGAAGGATATTCTATGTGGATGTAGGTAACCTTCCTGCATCAAAAGCAGAGGCATTCCTAGAGACAATGAAGACTAGGTTCAAGAAGGAGAAGTTCCACAACAATCAGAACCAAGTAGATGCTCGTTATAACCCTCTTGCAGTCGATGAAGACTTCTTCATTCCTACTAGAGGCAACCAGGGAACTAAAGTTGATACTCTAAAAGGTGCTGAAAACCTTGGAGAGGTTGATGATGTTAAGTATTTCCGTGATAAATTACTTGCGACACTCAAAATTCCAAAGGATTACATTGTAGAATACGATAAATCTCCTGAAAGAAAGGCTAACTTAAGCCAACTTGATGTTAAATTTGCAAGAGTTATCAAAAGAGTTCAGGATTGTGTGGCTCAAGGCTTCACTGACATCGCACAAAAGCATCTTGAGATGATTGGATACCCAAAATCCATCATAAAAGACCTCAAGATTGACCTCCCAGACCCTTCAGATGTCTTTATTAAGAGAAAATTAGAGATAGATGAGGCAAAAGCCCGTGTTGTAACCGCTGTTGTAGGCACTGGACTCTTCCCAACCGATCATATTTACAAAGAATTCTATAATATGACCGACACTGAGATCGAAATGATGAAAAAAGATCTTGAGGAAGAGCAGGATAAGCAGGCTCAGAAGGAAGCGCAGCAGGCAGGTATGCAGCAACAGGCTCAAGCCGCTGGTCAGGTGCAGCAAACGCAGGCTCAAGGCCAAACAGACATGGCTGTGGCCCAAAATCAAGCGGCTATGGACATGGCAGTCTCAGATAATCAGGCAAAAAATGATGCTGAGGCTAATAAAGCACAACAACCTCAAAAACCAACCCCAAAAAAGGAAGAAAAAGAGAGTTTAGAGTATCTCAGGAACAAATACTTGATGGAGGAAGGCTATACTTCCGAAAAATACAAAATGATACAAAGAATTTTGAAAAAATATAACTAACTCGACCTATATACGAGTTACTTTTACTATATAAATAGAGATTCTACAACAAACATTACCATGGAAAATTTTCTAAGCCAAAGAAACAAAAAGGTCACTAATATTAACCTAGTTGCAGACAAATTAGGTCACATGCTTAGAGAGAATGTCTCTCTTTTTTCTATTGATGACTCGCAAAACCACGCGACCTTCCTAACCGAGAGCGGAAACATCATAGAATGCAACTATTACTTTACAGACAAGGCTGTTCTGGACAATATAGTCGTAGAATCCGGTGAAGTTTTCACAGATCAAGAGAAATTTGATTCATCCTCCAAGAATCAAATTTCTCTTCTTATAGAGAGCATTTACGATGACCGTATGGCTAACTCAGGAGAGATTTTAGACTCAATTGTGGATTCATGGACGCAAAGAGTTAGATTCAACCAAACTGTTGATCGTTTGAGAGAGAAGAGTGAATCTTTCAACAATACTTTCAATATTTTAGAGACTCAAGAGTTTGAAAGATTTGTAGAACTATCTGAGAACATCTCAAAGTTCCTATCAGAGAATAAAGATACATTGCTGTCCATTCCAGAGGTTAGAAACGCTATAAGACTGTCTGATACTGTTTCAAAAGCGTTTGACTTGGAAAGAAGGTCACTAGAGCAACTCGCAGAAGGGGAATCCATAGAATTCCCTCTATCTGAGTCTGTCGATCTTTATGAAATGGTCTGCAAGCAGGAACTTATGAAAAAGGAGATTCTTGAGTCCAAGAAATCCTTTGACACTGTTTGGGTTACTGAAAAGAGTATCTCTAACTTGGCTACTCTTATTTTTGAGCAAGATGACTCCAAGATTAAGCAGGCACTTGTAGAGGCTTTCGTTGAGATTCCTTACATTGCTCTTATTTCAAAGAAGCAACTATCAAACACGATCTCAAAGAATCTTACAACTCTACACGAAGAAGTTTCCTTCAATAAGAACGAATTAAAAGAGTTTACTAAAGTTCTCTTTGAAATGAAGAAGCCTTTAAGATCTCTTGTATCTAATCTTCTTCAGGAGAAGTACGGAATCAACCTTAACAACATCAAAGAGGTTCCTACATTCAAAACACTTCTAAATACACAATCACTCATCTTCGAGTCATTAGCAAAGGTCGCTCCTAGAGGTAGTGTCATAAAGGAGTGCATGCTATCTGTTTCAGAGATGTTGAAGTCTAAGAATGGAGTTCAGGCTATTGATGTTAACAACGGTATGAGATATCTTTTTGAGAACTCTGGGTTTAGCGAACTTTACGAAGATGAAGTTTTATCAGAATCTTTTAACTTATCAGAGTCCGTTGAAGAAGAGGGTGATGCTGTAAAACTAATCATGGAAGAATTATACGGTGAAGCCGTTGCTGAACAAGAGCCTGAGGTTGCTCAAGAAGAACCCAAGCAACAGAAGTCTGAGGTTGTTGATGAAGAAACACCTGAGAAACTAACTACCAAAGAACTTATGGATTCTCTTAACGACTTAGAGCAACTAATAGGTGAACCTACTGATCTTGCAGAAGAATGATATATAATATATCATGGCAGATAGAGTACCTTTAAGACTAATCTCAGTTTCTGGGATTCCCACAATTGGTGAATTCCAATCAGGTGATACTGTTGGTGTCGTTCACGGTGGAACTGGTGTATCAAGTATAGCGGGTCTGAAAGAAGCCTTAAATCTAAATCTATCTGCTTTAGACGATGTTGCTGTAGGGTTCCCTGATGCGTTACTGCCTAATCAAATTATTGTTTGGAACGGGACTGCTTGGGTAAACGAATACAACGACAAGACTGAGATGCGTGTTAGAAATGGCACAGCATCCGCCATGAGCAAGGGTGATGTGATTGCTATTGAAGATGCTCACAACGCCAACCTTGTAAATGTAATTTTGGCAGATGCATCTCAAACATCTGCGATGCCCGCTCTTGGTATTCTTGAACAAGATCTTGCTGTCGGTGAAGAAGGTATTGCAATCACCTTTGGTAAGGCTCAAGGTATTAATACTTTTGGACTTACTGAAGGTGCAACTGCTTATGTTAGTCCAACCACTCCAGGAGGTATAACCACTACTAAACCTACTGGTGGTAGTGAACTTATTCAGAACATTGGTATTATTATGAGGGCTAACGCCTCTAATGGTGCCATTAAAGTTACAGGTATTGGTCGTGCTAACGATATACCTAATGCAGAGATTACAACACTATCAGGTGATGCTGATTATGTTTATATTGATGATGGTGGAACCTTTAAGAAGATCTCTCCTGCTAACTTAGTAACTCAAGGTGGTGGAGGTGGAGGAGCGCAAGGCTCTCAAGGTGCCCAAGGTGCCCAAGGTTCTTCTACTGGATCTCAAGGTGCTCAAGGCTCACAAGGTTCACAGGGAGCACAAGGAGACGCTGGGCCTACTGGTAGTCAAGGTGCTCAAGGTTCTCAAGGATACCAAGGAGATACAGGCTCTCAAGGTGTAGCAGGAGGAACAGGTGCTCAAGGTTCTCAAGGTGAGGTCGGTGCTCAGGGTTCTCCTGACGGTGCCCAAGGAGCCCAGGGAGACACTGGAACTCAAGGTTTAACTGGAACTCAAGGAGCACAGGGAGCACAAGGCAACCCAGGACTTGCAGGAACTAACGGTTCTCAGGGCGCTCAGGGCGCTCAAGGAGATACAGGCGCTCAAGGCTTAACAGGATCCCAAGGAGTAATTGGTACACAAGGGTTAACAGGAACTCAAGGTCTTGATGGAAATCAAGGTGCTCAGGGCTTAACAGGCTCCCAAGGAGTAATTGGTACACAAGGTCTAACAGGACCTCAAGGTTTTGATGGAAATCAAGGTGCTCAAGGTGCTCAAGGTGCTCAAGGTGCCGATGGTAATCAAGGAGCACAAGGTTCAACAGGTGACACAGGATCTCAGGGTTTAACAGGATCCCAAGGTGTAATTGGTACACAAGGACTAACAGGAACTCAAGGTCTTGATGGTAATCAGGGCGCTCAAGGTAGCACAGGAGACACGGGTACACAAGGTTTAACAGGAACTCAAGGTCTTGATGGTAATCAGGGCGCTCAAGGGAATACGGGAGATGTAGGCACACAAGGAGCAACGGGAACCCAAGGATTGACAGGATCGCAAGGTGCTCAAGGCAATATAGGCCCTAATGTCGATGTTTCCTCTGTCCATCATGGTGATTTAAGTGGTCTTGGAGATGATGATCACCCTCAGTATGTTCTATCTGCTACTAACTCTGCTTTAAGTTCTCAGGTAGATGCTAATACTTCAAGTCTTGATAACGCAGCACAATTAAGTGATGTTTCAGTTGAACTAAGTAGTCTGGTATCTTCTATTCATCATGGTGATTTAAGTGGTCTTGGAGACAACGATCACCCACAATATGTCCTCTCATCTACTAACTCTGCTCTGAGTGCTCAGGTAGATACAAACACATCAGCAATAGATAATGCACTTGATCTCAGTGATATCGTAGCATTTATTGAACACGGAGATCTAAACGGGCTTGGAGATGATGATCACCCTCAATATGTTCTTTCTGCTACTAATAATGCGCTGTCAAGCCTTGTAACAAATATAGAAACATCAACGGTTGATTTATCATCCTATATCTCTACTAATGAAGGGGCTTGGTTGTCGGGTGGTGCTGAGGGTGCTCAGGGTGCTCAGGGTGCTCAGGGTAATCAAGGCTTCCAGGGTGCCACAGGCGCTCAAGGTGATGCAGGGGCACAGGGTAATCAGGGTCATCAAGGCGCTACAGGCGCTCAAGGGGATACGGGTGCTCAGGGTAACCAAGGCCATCAAGGTGCTACAGGTGCCCAGGGAGATGCAGGAGCACAAGGTAATCAAGGCGATACGGGCGCTCAAGGAGATGCAGGGGCACAAGGAAATCAAGGCCATCAAGGAGATACGGGCGCTCAAGGCAATCAAGGCGATACGGGCGCTCAAGGCGACACGGGTGCTCAAGGCAATCAAGGCCATCAAGGCGACACGGGTGCTCAAGGCAATCAAGGCCATCAAGGCGACACGGGTGCTCAAGGCAATACAGGCCATCAAGGCGA